AGCTGGGAGAGCGCTTGCATGGCATGCAAGAGGTCACCGGTTCGATCCCGGTAATCTCCACCAAAAAAAGCACTGTACTTCGTAGGAAGTATGGTGCTTTTATTTTTGCTGAAGCCGATTTTTGGGGGCTGCATTGCTTCGCCTGCACCGTTTTCAGGCTTTTGCAGGCGGTTTCGATACAACCCCCAACTTTTGACTTTACACCATTTTCAAAAAGGAATGTTTGCCGCCCGGCTTTTCAGCAGGCTGCTGCATCATCCCCTTTAATGTACGGCGTAAGGTCGAAATTGAAAGTAATGTTGAGCTGATACCCACGATAAATATCTACCCTGCGGATAAGCTGATTGACAATCATTTTCTTTGCTTCAAAACTGACACTGTCGTAGAGATCAGAAAAAGAAATCAATTCTTCGTACAGTTTTGATACGTTGTCCATCAGTTCGGCAGTTTTTTCCGCTTCTGCGTAAATCAAAACAGTTGAATTAGGACAAAATCCCACGATTTACAAAAAACAATCGTTTGTAAATCGTGGGATTACCATTTATATCATCTTAAAGTATTTCAGCGCATTTTCAAATTTGGAAAGCACCTTGAGAGGCTTCATAGCACCCGCAAGCAATGCAGACGTATATACATCTGCTTCTTTTGCGTTGCAAAATACTTGTTGGGAAATCCCAAACCCTTGAACTGCATCCGTTGGATGCAGGATTAGCGTCTCCAAATGAGAAAGTATATGGTTCTAACACATTGTCAGAAATTGGTAAACAACTTTTTCCAGTCAAAAAAGAAAATAGCAATGATTAAAGATGAACATTGCAGAAAAATGTGATACAATAAAAGCAAAATGGGCGGGAAATGTCGTATTATCGGCGTTTCCCGCCTTTTCTGTTACTAATTTGTTATTAGTTCAATGTTCAAGCGCAGTTCTTCAATGTTCTTATGGGTGTATACGCGCTCACCCGTTCCCTTTGATTTATGCCCCATAAGACGATCTATACAAACCTTGTTCGCCCCGGCAGAATCAAGGCGGGAACGGAATGTATGGCGGCACTCATGCGGGGTGTGATCCATGTTCAGCGTGTTCATTAGTTCATTCCAAACGTCCCGGTATTGGCTTTCGTTCAGCTTCTTTCCGTTGTACTCAAAGAGATACCCGCCTTTAGACTGTTCAAAGCGGCGTTGAACAATACTTTGAATTTTTGAATGAATGGGGACAAGGCGATTTTTACCCGCCGCTGTTTTCACGCCCCCGATCATCGTTCCGGCGTTGAGGTCGATGTTTGCCGTTTTCAGCCCGATCATTTCAGAGATACGGAAACCCGTATACAGAAAGAACAGCACAGAATCCGCCCACTCTAAGTTTTGGTTATCCCAAAGCCGTTGTACTTCATCATCTGTGAAAATCTGCTTTGTGGTTTCGGGGATGGGTGCGGACGTGAGCAGATCGGAACACTGCTTTTGGATTATGTCAAGTTCCATTGCAAAGCGGTCAAGATGCCCCCACAGGTTCTTTATTGCGCCTTGGGTTGAGTAGCCTTTGCCGCACCCGTCTATACAATCCTGCATTTGGTAAGACTTGATCTGATTGTATTTCAGCCCGCCCAATTTGGCGCAATGGTTATAGGCTGATTTAAGGGATGCCCGGTTAGCTTCGCCCAATTTACAAGCCCGCTTATCAAGCCATAGCTTGTAAAGTTCATCCAGTGTGATCTTGTCCGCTTCAATGTCCCACGGGGTAGCGTTGAACTTTGCAAGCAGGATTAGACCATCTTCCCGCGTTGCCGTATAGCCTATGGGTTTCTGCTGTCCAGATTTGCCCTCACGGACAACCCACGGTTTCCGCCTGTTCCCGGAAAGCCTAGTAACTGACCCGTACCGATTCGGATTTTTCACAGAAATCACCGCCTGTTCTTGCATTTTACACAGTTCGGCGGTATAATCAATATGACCGCCGAAATCACTTCATCCTTGATTTTTGGTCGTTTCCCCTGCTGGTGTTACCGCACTAGCAGGGGATTTTTTGTTTTTAGAAGCAAGCCTGAATAATAGCTTTATATTTGGATTCGTCAATATCCAAAAGGCTTTTCTTTCCATCTTTGAAGATAATTTTCACTTGATACCCGCCTTTCATTATCGCTCCAGCAGTTCCGCCCAAAACCTCATAGCTTTCAACCGTGGTGCTGTTTAGTGGTAATTTTTTAATAAGCCCTAACGAAATTGCAGTATTAACGATACCGCCGCCAACAACAAGGCTTCCTGCATAATCACCGCTTGTAACCATGTTTTTCATTGATATGCCGTCCTTTCTTTGTGTTCTTGTCGTTACGAATAACAGTTACACAGGCTATCTTTACTATTATATATTATTTCTTATATGTTGCATTACCGTATAATGATGCAACACCACAAGCCTAATATATAGAACGCAAACCACAATGTAACAAACGTGACAATATGAAATAATTAACGATTCCTAAATAAATTTTTGCTGTACGCTTTGAAATCTTAAAAAATGTACGGCGTGTAACAAGTGTAACTAGAACTTGACAAAGAACAAGTTGCCCTCTATCCGCACGATTCTTTGACAGAATATTTTTCGTTTTCAAGCAACATATCGGTACGTTCAATGATTTTTCCTTGATCTACACTGTCAAGCCTTGAGAACTTTTTCAGCATTTCACAAGTTGGATCACCAAATACTTCTTTTACATCATCATATATAGCGGACTGCTTGGAAAATGTAGCGGAATCATCATTCCAACACATTAGATCGGCGGGAGATACGCCCAAAATTTTTGCGAGTTGTTCAATAGTGGATCGCTTGATGTTTTCCACTCTGCCGCACTCCCACTTATTCACAGCCGCCCGGTTGACACCCACCATTTTTCCTAATTCTTCTTGGGAAAATCCGTGAGATGTTCTAAGTTGCTTTATGTATTCGCCCATTGTCATTTTTTATTCACCTCCTAACTGTATCTTGATTGTAGCACATTTTTACAATTTAATCAATTATTTTTGAATTTGTATCTAAAAAACATTCACATTCTATTGACAAGATACAAAGCGTGTGCTATACTCAATGTATCCTCATAAGATACATGAAAGGATGAAGCGAGAATGAGCGCAACGAGCCTAAAGCCTGTCATTGAGAAACTTGAAAGTTTATTTTCAAGTTTCAATCAGAAGTTCTACAACGGCGAACTTCAAACCCCGGTTATCACGGTAAGCCCGGACACGACAAAGGGCGCGTATGGGTGGTGTACTTCGTGGAAAGCATGGAGCAACCTTGACCCGGACAGCAAGACCACAGATATTTCCCAAATGAGCAAAGCGGATTTGGACGCGATGCAGAATGAGGGTTTCTATGAAATCAACATCTGTGCTGAACATCTTGCAAGACCCTTTGAACAGGTTGCGGAAACTCTGCTTCACGAAATGGTTCATCTGTACAATCTTCAGATCGGCGTACAGGATACAAGCCGGAACGGTACATATCATAACAAGAAGTTCAAGGAAACGGCTGAACAGCACGGCTTGGACGTTGGCAAAGACCCTAAATATGGATGGACGATAACCACGCTGGATGCGGAAGCAAGGGCTTTCGTGGACAGCTTGCAGGACAAGAAGTTTGAACTTCACAGAAAGCACTTGCCGAAAATTCCCGGTCTGTCAAAAGCCAAACAGTCCAGCCGAAAATATGTTTGTCCGATGTGCGGTTTGATTATCCGGGCAACAAAGGAAGTCAATGTGATTTGCGGTGATTGTGGGTGCGCATTTGAAGAGGATGAATAACATGAACGATAGAGCGAAAGAAATCATTGTTGGGGAACTTAAACAACTGGTTTGGATGTGTCACAAGAACGACTTTGACGCGGAACAGACACAGCATGAATTTTTCCGTTTTCGTGGAATGACCTTTGCGCTGTGTCAAGTCGGGCTGATCTCTAAAGAGTATCGAAAGATGATGAATGAGAACAGCAAACGGGTTTACTGGAAAGCACGAAAGAGCCATTCGGGGGAGTGATCCCCCTGCCTAATGTAGCCGTGGACGGTCACAAGCCCGTGTAAATACAGAGTGGGTAGCACCTTGAAAATTGAATCTGTCCGGCAACAGTATACAAAACTGGTAAGGGGTGACAATGTGAATCCCCTGCATAAGTGCCGCACATAATTTTGAAAGAAAGGATTGATTGTATGAATAAAAAGTTGCTTAGAAGCGAAATGATTCTTCACGATGATACCAATTCTACGCTTGCAAATGCGTTGGGTATCTCCCCGCAGTCCCTTTCCTCTAAGATGAACGAAACCAACGGGGCGGAGTTCACCCAAAAGGAAATTTCTAAGATTCGCGCAAGGTACAGCTTGACGGATGAAAAGGTAATTGCTATTTTTTTCACCGCAAGTGTATCTTAAATAGATACAAACGAAAGGATGGAGTGATACATAGTGTCGTTTGCAAACAAGCTGAAAGGCTTGATGGAAGAACTTGATCTTACACAGGCTAAGGTTTCGGACTTAACCGGGATCGGGCGTTCTTCTATCAGTCAGTATGTTTCCGGCAAAAATGAGCCGTCTAAGGAACGCCGGAGAGAGATTGCCCGTTCGCTGGGCGTACAGGATAACTACTTTGAAGAGTATGACCCGGTTGCAACTGTTCAATACAATTCAACCGTCAATCTTCCTGTTGAACTTGTGGCAAAGCTTATGAAGAAATCCCCCCGGTTTGTTCGCCGGGGCTTACAGGACGGGGTTTTTCCGTGGGGCTACGCCGTAAAACTGGAACATTGGAGTTACTTCATTTCCTCTGTTAAGTTCACCGAATGCACCGGGATTCAGATTCCCGCTGTTGAGGTATCGGCATGAACGGCAAGTATTACGGACGCTTAGAAGTCCGTTACCACAAGAAAGAAGCCGCAAGGCTTGAGCATATCAAAAACAAAAGAAAGAGGTCTAAAACGATGGTTAAAGGCTATAAGGTGTTCAACCCCGATTGGACGTGCAAAGGTAAACAGTATACTTGCCCCGGCACGTTTGAAGAGGACGTAAACCCGTCTGTCTGCAATGTGGGTATGCACTTCTGCAAAAATGCCGCAGACTGTTTCCGTTACTATGATTTTGACCCGAACAATCACGTTGCTGAAGTGATCGCCCACGGTACGGTTGCAGAGGGCGAGGATAAGTGTGCAACGAACAAGCTGGAAATCGTGCGGGAAATCCCTTGGGCTGAAGTCCTTGAGATCGTGAACACGGGAAAGGCTTGCACTGGACGTTGCAACAGCGGCAACTGGAACAGCGGCAGCCGCAACAGCGGCAACCGCAACAGCGGCGACTGGAACAGCGGCAACC